ACATTAGTTCAATCAGATACAAATCCAAATCCAGTTAGAACTGCTGGTCCTGCACTTTCTGATGACTCTGCAGGAAAATTTATTGAAGATTATGAATATTCTTTTGGATTGGGTGATTTAGATCAATATAATGGACGTTTTTGTAAAACTCCTGATTTTCCAGAAGGAAGATATTGTTATTTTACTACTATTGATAACACTGAAGAAGGTAATGCAGTTTTTCCTTATGTAATTGGACCCAATTTTAATTCTATTGTAGATTCGTGGAATTTGAATAAGGATGCAATTCAGCAAAATATTCCTACTGGTGTTATTAGATATCGTGACCCATATGAAAATGTTGATATTGATGTTGAACGAGCACCAAATTCATCTACGAATGCATTAACGACAGAAAATGGAGATATTTTACTCTTTGATGTAGAAGATGAAAATAAAGATGGTGTAATTAGTCAGGATGAAATTGATGATCCTGATCAGTTATTTGAAGAATCTCCCTTACAATTATTTGATTATTTTCCTAAAGTAAAATTTGATTCAAAAGTTGATATTGAAGTTGAAACAACTACTAAATTTGAAGATGCTTCTGTGACTGGATTTATCATCGAAGATGCTGGAAAGAGTTATCAGGTTGATGATATTCTGGTCTTTGATAATTCTAACACTTCTGGAACAGGTGTATCTGCTAGAGTTTCTAGGATTAAGGGAGAATCTGTAAGTTCTTATACGTTTGAAACTGTCGAAGATAATTTTTATGGTGTGCTAACTACATCAACACCACATAATATGGTTGTTGGAGATACGGCGTACGTCAACTATACGCCTGTCATGGATGAAACCAACAAAACTTTTGTTGTACGACAACTAAAAGGTGTAGAAGAAATTGTTATAGATCAATCTGGATCTGGATACGATGAAGAAATTCCTCCTTCAATTATTATTGATGGTGGTGGAGGAGAATCAGCAGAACTTAGAGCAAATGTATCTAATACAGGATCTATTGCAACAGTTGATATTATTAATGCTGGATCTGGATATACTAGCAACCCTCGTGTTATTCTTTCTCACCCACAAGTGTTTAAGAAAGCAAATTATTATGTTTCTCTAATTGAACATGAAAATTATGTCAAAATTAATGATGCTTTTGTAAATGATAATAAAGAAGTTTTCTTCTGTGGTAAAACTATTGATGCGAGTGATAATGAAGTTGCTTTTGTATCCAAGTTTTCAGAACTTGGTGTAAAGGAATGGGAGAAAACTCTAGAAAGTTCGGACGGTCAAAATTACACTGAATTTTTAAAATTAGATGTAAATGGGAACAATATTTGGGTAGTTGGTCAAAATAAACCAAATATTCAATCTCTCGATTCATATAATCCAGATATTATTCTTGCAAAATATGTTCAATCAATTGATGGATTGAGTGCAACTTTAAGTTTCCAAAAAGGTTATGCTGGAATCTCGGGTTCTACCAGATCTGACAATATTACTTCTATTGGGAGATATTCTGATTCGAGATATATTATTGGTGGATTTACTAATACGAATTCTTCTAATCCACAAGATGCTTTTATTGCATCTATTGATGCTGCAGGATCTTTTGCTGCAAAAAGGAAAATTTCTTCTGCTTCTGGATCTGAAAAAATTACTGATTTGATTGTACTTAATGATGCGGTTTACTTTATCATGGAAACTGCTGCTACTGATGGTGCAGCAGACTCCAAAGTTGCTTTTGGTAAAGCGACTATAGGAACATCTGTTATTGCTATTGAGTGGATTAAAGAAATTAATAATACTGTTTATTCTTTTAGAAATACCAGTTTAGCAGTTGATGAATTTGATGAATTTTATATCACTGCTACTTTAGCTCTTAAGACCAATAATGCAACTAAAGATAGTTTCTGGGTCGGTAAATTAGATGCAACTGGTGATTTACTCTGGAATTATCGATATCTTACTCCATCTGGTAGTAATATTGAAGTTGCTGCTAGAAGTACAATTGATATTTTTGGTGACTTGAATATTGCATTTACCAGAACTAATAGCACTACTAATCAAAAACTTGTTGATAGTGTAAAGATTGGATATGATGGTAAACTGAAAAAACACACCAATAATAATTTTGATAAGAATCGTATTGAAGGTATCACCGCTCATGCTATTACAGTAGATAACTCTGGAGATCAATACGTATTTGGTCAAACTCATTGGAATAGAAATGAATTCCTTTGTGAGTTTGCTTCTGATGCCACCGATAAAACTGGTCATTATACTCTCTCCACTCTTAGTGCAACGGGTAGTGACTCTGTTAAGTATGAAGGTGGTTATGCGAAAATTCTTGGTAAAGATGCTACAGCAGGTCGCCTCTTGACAGTTGATACTATCAGTGCTGCTGATGCTTCTAGAACAGAAGGAACTTATACTATTGGTGCTTCTGACTATAGTACAGATGCTTCTGGCACAGGAGCTACCTTCAGTGTTACAGTTAATGAA